CAAGACCAAAAGAAGGAGACTTGATTTATTTCCCATTAGGTGATCGTATATTTGAAATCAAATATGTAGAACATGAAAAACCATTTTATCAGTTAAGAGATACCTACGTTTTTAAACTAACATGTGAACTATTCCGTTACGAAGATGAAGTTATTGATACTGGTGTTGATGAAATAGATGACACTTTAGAGGCAGTAGAAGGTGCAGATGGAGAAGAGTTTCTCATTGGTGCTGGTGGCACACAGAAACTAACTCTTGTAGGAACTGCATCTCAAGCAACTGCATCTATAGGTATTGTCAATGGTGGTATTCAACAAATATTCCTATCAAATAGAGGTAAAGGATTTACATTTGCACCAAGAGTTGCAATATCATCTGCACCTGCAGGAGGATTAACTGGTATTGCTACATCTAAACTATTAGCTGGAGTTGCTATTGAGGGTAACATTAGCGATAGTAAGAAGTCCGTTGTACAGTTTGTTGATTTAGTAAATCCTGGATTTGGATATACTGCTAATCCACAAGTTCAAGTAATTGGTGATGGTACAGGTGTTGCTGCAACCTCTAAGATAGAGAATGGTGTAGTTGGTATTGTAACTATCACTTCAGGTGGTTCAGGATATACAACATCTCCAACAATCACATTCACAGGATTATCAACAGTGTCTGCTGCTGCAACTGCAATTGTTAGTGCTGCTGGAACAATCTCTGCAATACACATTAGAAATGCTGGCGTAGGATACACGGTAACGCCCACTATTTCTATCGCATCACCAGGTAGCTCTGGTTCAGGTAACTACTCATTTAATGAAACAATTACTGGTGGAACAAGTGGTGCTACAGCAAGAGTTAGAACTTGGAATGCTGTTACAAATGAGTTAGAGATATATAATATCACAGGCACATTCAGATCTGGAGAGACAATTACTGGGTCATCTTCAAGTGCATCACACTTAATTAGAGTGATTGACCTAACAAACTTTGATGATGGATTTGGTGAAAATGATGAGTTTGAACTACAAGCGGATGCTATTTTAGACTTCTCAGAGAACAATCCGTTTGGAACACCCTAAATACATGTAACAGGATATAACAATGTTTGAGTATTTTTACAACGAAATCCTAAGAAAAACAATCATCAGTTTTGGAACACTGTTTAATGGTCTTACCATTAAGCAAGAGGGATCGACTGTAAAAGTTCCATTGGCATATGGCCCAACACAAAAGTTTTTAGCAAGATTAGAACAAGCACCAAACTTAAGTCAAGCAACTGCAATCAGTTTGCCTAGAATGTCATTTGAGTTTACAGGTCTTACATATGATTCATCTAGAAAAGTAACAACAACTCAAACAATAGCAGTTAAGAATCCAGACGACGGAACAGATATTAAAAAGGTATTCATGCCAGTTCCATATAATATGCAATTTGAACTTGCTATTATGTGTAAACTAAATGATGATGCATTACAGTTAGTAGAACAGATATTACCATTTTTCCAACCATCATATAATCTAACAATTAATCTTGTAGATCTAATCAATGAAAAGAAAGACGTTCCAGTTGTATTGGAAAATATTACAATGCAAGATGATTATGAGGGAGACTTCACATCTAGAAGAGTTTTACTTTATACACTAAGATTTACAGCAAAGACATATCTATTTGGCCCTGTCACATCTGCATCCAAAGACATCATCAAAACTGCTTCTGTTCGTTACCTTGCTGGTGGATCGCAAAGCACACAAAGAGATGTTACATTCGCTGTCAAACCAAGAGCACTCAAAGATTATACTGCTGATGTTGTAACAAATTTAAATGAAGACATAGATGCATCTCAAACAACAATTAACGTTGTCTCTAGTTCTGGAATCACAGTTAAGAAATTTATTGAGATTGATGGTGAAGAGATGAAAGTTACTAGGATTACAGGTAATAAAATCACTGTTGAAAGAGGTCAAGATACTACAATCGCTAAAGCACATGTTAGAGGAACAGAGGTTAAAGGTATTGACCTCTCACCTAGAGAAGATAGTAACCTAGTTGAATTGGGTGACGACTTCGGATTTGACGGATCTTACACATGAAAACCGACGGATTAGATGATGCTTTTAATGTAGAAACAAGTATAGTTCCTGCAGAAATAGAAAAAGTTCAGAAAAAGGAAAAACAAAATCCCGATCATATTAGTAAGGATTATGAATATACTCGTGGTAATCTTTATAGTATAATAGAAAAAGGTCAGGAGGCTATCAACGGTATTCTTGAACTTGCTCAAGAAAGTGAGATGCCAAGAGCATATGAGGTTGCAGGTCAATTGATAAAGAATGTTGCTGATGCAACTGATAAATTAATGGATCTTCAAAAGAAACTAAAAGATGTAAATGAGGAAGAAAAACAAAAAGGCCCATCTACAGTTAATAATGCATTATTTGTAGGATCGACATCTGAATTGTCAAAATTATTAAAAGCCCAGAGTAAGAAAGAAGATAAATAAGTCAGGGAGAGGAATCCCAAAGTAATATTTTACTCATACCATGACGGAGAAACTACCGTCTATAGATGACTTCTATGAGGAGTTACCATCTGTAGATGAAATTATAACTGAAGAGAAGTTACCCTCCGTGGATCAAGTTATAATTGAAACAAAATTACCTTCTGTAGATGAAGTTATAATAGAAGAAAAACTACCCTCTGTTGAAGAGTTTGTAGAGCCTGAGGAGGAAGAAGAGAAGGAGGAAATTATAGATACTGCACCTTGTTCTATTGAAGAGCAGTATGATGGTGTAATAAAATTAATAGATGAAGTTAGGCAAGATATACCAGAGATACCAGAAATAAAATACTATGATGAGCAGTTAGAAGAATTGTCTGCTTATGTAGAAGAAGTTAAAGAAAATATTCCAACATATGATGTTGAAATATCTGCTATATGCGATTTAATTGACGAACTAAAGGAAGAAGTACGTACAAACGCTGCGAGTATACCAGAGATACGCTATTATGATGATCAAATTGAGAGTCTTGAAAGTAGTCTCAAAAGTCTCCCAGAAATTCGTCACTATGAAGATGATATATCATCTGTAAAGGAAAATATTATTGAATTAAGAGAGTTTGTATCCAATGCTCCAAATTATGAAGATGAAATAAATTCTTTGGAATATAAGTTTGATCAAGAGATTCAACAATTTTCAGAAGAGGTTGAAGTTAAGAATTTTGAAAAGAAAATTGAAATTGATAATTTAGAAAGAATGTTTAAGGCTGATAATGAAAAAATATATGAAGAGTTAAAAAAATCATCTGACTTAATAAATGAGTATAGACTTCATTTAAAAGATGATGATAGAAAATTAAAAAAACAAATATTAGGTCAATATAATTTACTAAAAGAAAATATTGAGAAAAAAGTAAAAGAGTTTAATACTAAAAACATTGAATCTCAAAATATAATCAATGGATCTCTCAAAGAATATTTCAATGAACTTCAAGAAAAGATTTCTTCTATACCAGAAATAAAATACTATGATGATCAAATCAAAGATCTAAACGTAAAATTTGACATTGATATCAAAGAATTACGTCAGATTGTAGACGAACTAAAAGAAACACAAAAACAACATTTACAAGAGAATCTTTTAACTGAACCACCTGAGACTGATAATGAAGATCCTTTAACTCCTTTGGATCAAAATTTTGTAACCTATGAGAAGTTGCGAGATAATTATCAATTATTTGTTAATAGAGTTCAACAACAATTAGCATCATTTGGTGGTGGTGGTGCTAGTAGGATTGCAGATCTAGAGGATGTTGATTTTAATACTGCAACAGGTGATAATAAAGTATTAGTTTTTAATGCAGATGGAAATGGAACTAAGTTTGTTGGTATTGCAAGTACATCTCTTATAAATGTAGTTACAGGTAATTTAGAAGTCACAGGTAATATATCCTGTGCAGGAACAGTTACTTATGATGACGTTACCTTTGTAGATTCAATTGGTGTCGTCACAGCAAGAACTGGAATCGAACTTGGTGCTGGAAGTATAACTCCAGTTATTTCGTTTGAGGCAGCCACTGAAACCACCACAACAACAAGTGCATCTACCATAGATACTTTTGCTGCTGCTACTTATAGATCTGCTCAGTATCAAATACAAATCACACAAGGATCTAATTACCATGTAACCACATTGAATGTATTACACGATGGTTCCCAAGTCTATATAATGGAGTTCGGAACAATAAGAACAGGCATCTCCCTTGCAACATTCGATGCTGATATAAGTTCTGGTAATGTAAGAGTGAGAGGAACTCCGACCACTTCTTTATCCACAGTTTTCAAATTATCCAAAGTTTTAACAAGAGTATGAACATGAAAGACTTCAACAAATTTATAGAAGAAGCAGCAACTAAGAGATGCCCACCAGGCCAGTATTACTGCTTTGACGAAAAGAAATGCAAAAAAATACCTAATGGATATCGTATAGGATATGGTGGCAGACTAGCACCAGACAATAGATCAGATTCTGGCAACGGGAACGGGAACGGTAATGGAAATGGAAATGGTAATGGCGGTAATGGCAACGGTGGAAATGGTGGTGGTAATGGCGGTGGTGGTAATGGAGGAGGTGGAAACGGAGGTTAGTATATATAAGTCAGCATTACATGACACAAATGAATATAAAACCGTCAGTTAAATGGCTTGCAGTTGGATTGGGTGTGGTGATAGGTGGAACCCAAATAGGGTTAATTGGATCTATCATTAGATTGAATAATAAGGAGAGTAAATTTCCCACCCTACCAGTAGGGCCATATACTTCATATAGAGTCGTAAGCAATGCAGACGGTTCATATGATATGACATATAGGGCAAATGATCCATTAGTCATGTCAAACGTAAAGGATATAGAGAAGAGAGGTGGATTCCTAGGAACAAAGAAAGAGAGTATACAAACAACAGAGATGTATACCATGGATGGAGCAGTTCATCATGGAGGGCCTGTTAGTAGCACATCTGCATGGATAGATCCATCAGCAATTACAAAGACGAGTAAATGGAACTCTAATCAGATAAGTGCTAAGACTATCGCATGTATAGAGGCTGCTGGATCTGGAAGAGGAACTGGTAGAGTAGTGGGTGGTGCTGTTGGTGCTCAAGCAGCTCCTGCACTATCAAATATACCATTTGTGGGTTGGGTTGCTGCTGGATTTGTCACAATGTTTGGTGCAGATAAAGGTGGTGATATAGGGGCAGATCTATCTACTTCATATGCAGGATG